TAGCTCTCCTTTAATTATATCTCTATTTATATAACAGCTTATAAAAGTTACCACTTTTCTGTTTCTAGGTAAGTGGCCAACCCACAGATTACGCAGCTAAGCGCATCTCAGGAGCAAAGTTATCGTTTGCATTTAGTCATGTCTTGCGTTAACCCAGCTTGCGCGGGATAGCTCCACGTTCCTATCCAATATCCGTCGATCCTATTTCGCCCCCATCATAAGAACACTATTCGAACCAAAGGAGAAAATCCATGCTTCCTGTAATCTTGTATAAGACAAACATCATCATACAAAACCACAATAGCCAAAATAACCAAAAGCCTAAAAACCTGTACACTTTTTCCATAGGCAAATACTTTTCAAGTAATGTAGTAATGTCCCACACATATCTAAATTGTATGATCCAACAAAACCATCTTATGTATTTGTTAGGTGTATTTTCTTTAGTTATCTTAACCATGATCTCCTAGTGTGCTTATGGTGGAGGCGGCGGGTACTGCCCCCGCGTCCGGCCTATCTTTCAGTCTGTTTCATCACTATAATATTATATATTATATCACACTCTTCTGAGAATGTAAACATATAAATAAAGTAAAGAGCGAATTATATTTTCAATTGATATAGACTATGGCAATACTTATTTAGAGGTTACCATGGTAGATCCAGTATCAGCATTAGCAACGGCTTCTGCTGCATTCGGCGTACTGAAAAAGGGCTTTGCAATCGGTAGAGATATCGAGTCCATGGCAGGTGACCTTGGGCGCTGGATGTCAGCTATGTCTGATTTAAGTGAAGCTGAAAAGCAGGCAAAAAATCCTCCAATATTTAAGAAACTAGCCTTTAAGGGTTCAGTTGAACAAGAAGCAATGGAAATATTTGCTGCTAAGAAAAAAGCAGAACAAATGAGAGAAGAACTTAAAAATTATATTGGGTTTACTTTAGGTCGTAGTGCATGGGACGAACTAGTTCGTATGGAAGGAACAATTCGTAAGGAGCGCCAAGAAACAATTTACAAACAGGCAGCTAGACGTAGAAAGTTTTTAGAAGCAGTAGCTATTGTATTAGCTATTATATTATTTGCTGGATCGTTTATCGGTCTTCTTTGGTTTGCCATTTCGTTAAATTAGGTGTTACATGAAATTGTATGTCATAATAGGTAATAGCCTACTCATCTTATTCTTTATATTGTTTTTATCATTTGCTGCATATATACCAACAGCTAATGCTGTTGATTGGACTCCTATGCAAAAGTTATGGAGAGGAATGGTTGAAGAAAAGCGAATGACTACATGTCGTTTAGCTAAGAGAAAAGTAGTAAAAGAACAAAAAATATGTTTGTACGAAGGTGCAAATAAGACAAGAGAAACTATTTTCGTAGATAAATTTGAGCAGTGCCCTAGAACTTTATCTTGCGTATATGAGCCAGATAAAGATGCTCCTAGTATTTTAGAAATGATGGAAAGTTTAGAAGAGAGCTTAAAGTGAAACATGTATTTTTGTTATTGGTATATTTAGGTACAGGAGATTCTAGACAAGTTGTTAGCCAAGATATGTTTTTTAGAGACTTAAATAGCTGTAATTGGTATGCATCTAAAATAGTAAAAACTTATGGTAATTATAGCTATTCACAATTTATAGATCCAAGAGATAGAGTAACTGCTTATTGTCTACCAAAATATGTAGACGTTGGAGATGAGAGAGTAAATCTTTATGATTGAAATTAATGACATAATTAAATTAAAAATTACTAATATGAGAGAAAAGCGAGATCTTCTAAATCACAATGGCGACTTAGAAGATCGAATAGATGATATCAAACTTAGAATTTATAAGATGAAAATAGACTTAGGACATTCAGTTCCAACAGAACCAATGGTTATTAACCCTAAGATTCAGAATCATGCACGTAAAGTTGAATCAGCGCATAATGCAAAACCTTCATTAAGTCTTTCCGAGCGTCTGCGGCAGAACCCTTCTTTCCATAACGCTGCGCGTACTTAAGAACATTACCAATACAAAAACCCGTGCCATGACCACCGTCAATAATAAACTCTGTGGCTTGGAAGTTATCTTTTGAATAGTGACCACCATATGTGGAATCAATATAGTCTTTAAATTCAGCAATTAATTCTGCTTCATTAAATTTATATTGAATTTTTGGTATTGTTACAGAAGGTGTTGACCGATTTAGATCGCGTATCATTTATTTCTCCCAACGATAAAAGATGTGGTCTTTGATGCGTATAGTGCGTGTCTTTGTTTCTGCCCAAGCGGGCTGAACATATGTTGCATGATAGTGTGTTGCGCCTTTAGTGAAATCTTTCATAGGTGATCTACCTACAACCTTAAAGGCGATTATACGAGCCAACTCATAAACATCTAAATCATACTCAGGAATAATATCTGACTTTCCATCACAATACCAACTAAATTGACAGCGGTTTTTGATTGGATAATATGTTCCTGGTGTTTTCCAAGATTCACGAGTTGGTCCTTGCTCAACTACACCACAATATGTATTTGGATAACGATCATCAAGAACGCGATTACGAGTTACTAAAGCTACAGCAATCATACCTTTAGTCGGTTGATTGCGAGCTTCCCAATAGATATTATCAGCAAGACAATTAACTTGAGCATCTAAATCAGTATGATGACCAGCAAATGCAGATTTGCCTGTAACAAATCCGCCTACGAATGCTGCAGTGCAGCCAATGACAAAGAGATGTTTAAGCATGGAAAAACAACTCGTCTGTTGCAAGCTTTTCAACCAGGCGAAGCTTTGACTGAAGACCTTTGATAACTTTTTCGTTTTGTATTGGACGATTGTATTCTTCTTCAATCCAACGTGGAAGAACACGAAGTTGACGAGCAATTGATTCTTGCTTTTCTTTAGAACTCATAGAAAGAATCATACGCTTGAAGGCTGCATTCGAGATTGGCTTAGACATTTTGATTTCCTCTTTTCATTTTATAGATATATTATACACTATTCTGGCACAAATGTACACAAAAAAGTGCATTTACATATTTAATGAAATCAATCACTTGTAATTTTTTTTATAAGAGGAAATATTTTTATTAAAGAATTAGCACATGCTACAGCAATTTCTCTGTGCTCTTTTTGTGTTTCTATGCCAGATCTAAGTTCAATGTAATGCATCCATGATCTAAGAGTACCATTCATGTAAATACGAGATTCCATATTACCTTCTGGCAAAACGGCTCTAGCTTGTTCTTTAGCTATACCGTTATCGATAGCCCATTTATATGCTTTCTTAGATACTACTGCTACTTCAGATTGCTGTTTCAGCCATTCAAGTCTTAGATCGGCATCATCAGTCTCAATACTGTTTTGTCTATTTTTGTGATCTTGAAGACGAGCATCCTTAAACATAAACTTAAGATCTTCTGTAGGATCTGCATAGCGCTGACTAAATTCTTGGAATGAGAATGATCTATGTCTTAAGATTTGACGAGCAATATCTCGAGTAGTTTCAATCTCTAGGCAAGCGCTAACCATTTCAAACGGCGACCAGTGCTTGTGTTTAGCGAGGTACGTGAGGAGTCTTTCGGACGTTTCATGGTTTGTTTGGTTGGACGGATTCGAGACACGGGCGCAATAAGCGACGAGCTCTTGTAAATCTTCACCGACATAAAGTTCTCCTTCTACTGGTTGACTATAGCTAATTAGTCTTACGTTCATCGTTACGCCACTCTTCATATTGCTTCATACGATCAATTGTTTCTTTATTTTTCTTAATGGTTTCTTCTGTCATGCCACACCAATCACATTCTACTCCTTTTTCAAAGGACATAATATCCTGCTGTGCATGACAATAATGTTGCCACCAATTTTCTTTTGGTGGAATTTTAGTATAAAAGGGTGTCATAGCTTAAAATCTCCAAATTTTTCTGATGAAACTCTTTGACCAGATTGAGAGTTATCAAATACAGGAGTATCATCAGTTAAAGTTTGCTCTTGCTCATCAACGTCATATAATCTCATTTTTGATCTATCAACGCCAATAACAAAACGTTTATGTTGAGTTGGATCATTATATCTATTTTTCAATTGTTTTACCATTAGTTGACCCATTTGCTCTAGTTCTTCCGTCGAGATAAGAGCGAACATAAGATCCGCCGTAGCTGGTAGACCGAAAGACTCAGATGTATCTTCCAAACCAACATCCGAATTTGAAAACCCAGAACGAGTCGTTTGTGTAGCTGACCATAAAGGCACATCAAATTCCACTGCAAGACCTCGAAGCTCTTCTGCAATTGCTTTAATATACGTGTAAGAATTGATCGATCCTCCCATTGCTTTCATTCTTGAAGAAGAACAAATGTTTAAGTAATCAATAAAAATAACATCAGGTTCAAATTGCTTCTTTAGTTTTAGTTCATTTAGTAAAGCTCTAAAATGACCTACATGAGCAGATCCAGTTGGATACTCTTTAACAATTAGTTTGCCATTTGTTTTAGTTGCAAGATTATTTATCTTAGTAGTAAACAAGTCTTTTGATAAATTTTCTAATTGATCAATAGGAACATTCAAAAGATTAGCATCTATACGTTCAGCAATTCTTTCTTCAGCCATTTCCATAGTAATGTATAGTACATTACGACCTTCTGTTAATGCAGCAGAAGCAAGGTGACACATATAGAGAGACTTGCCGACACCAGTACCTGCAAGGCAGATATTAAGAGTCTTGCTCGGTACACCTCCCTTTGTAATTCGGTTAAAGTAATCGAGATCAAAGGGGATTCGGTCTTCTTCTGTGTGGTAGAATTCATAACGTTCTTCAACATTTTCAATGTAATCATGTCCAACATTTTTGTCAAATGAAACTCCTAATGCTTTGGATAAAATATCAGGTAATGCATTTTTAGTAAGTGCTTCATGCTTACCATCAATAATAGAAATCGATTCCATAACAGCGTTATATAATGCGCGATCTTGACACCATTTTTCTGTAGCATCAAGTAGCCAATCTTGATCAATTATATCTGTACTAAACAATTGAGGAATAATATCCATAGACATTTGAAATTGTTCGTCAGACATATTCGAAGACTCTTGTAACTCAATAACGAGAGTCTCTGAAGTTGGAAGCTTATTATACTTGCCAACGTACTTACCGGCTTCCTTGAAAAGAGACCGATAAGCACCTTGGAAATAATCTGGCTTGATGAAAGGTAACACTTTACGCATGTACTTTTCATCAGTAAGAAGATTGCGAAGAATCGTTTGTTCTATATTAGCTTTCAAGAGTACCTTCTTCTTTCATTTTAGCACGAATTTTTGTTGCTGATATATCATGTATTTCTTTACCAAGATCATGCTCAGTAAATGTATAACCAACATTTCGCCCATAACTAACGTTAACTATATTTGGTACTTGTATTATAACATAGTCTACAGCGCTTGTAAACCCTTCTTTATTTAATTCAATAGAAATTCTGGATGAAACTTCATTAATATCAAATGGGTTCTCATCATCTGTAGAAACAATTCTAATCATAATGCAAACTTGACCAGTAATAGCATGAGCTCTTTTAAAAAGCTCTGTATGACCATCATGCCATGGCTGCCATCTTCCTAGCATTTGAACAGTAGGCTTTTTCCAATCAAATGACATAGTTATTAATCTCCTCCGCAATTGCTAATATTTGTTCGTCAGTTAGGTAATTATCAATTACCCAATCTATAAGTGCTGGTTTTTCAAATATTTCATTAGTGTCTTGAAATTTACTTGCACTAATAGTATTTAACCAAATAACTAAATCCGGATTAAAGGCTTCTCTTGTTGCTCGAGTAGGACAGACAAAATCGCAGATAACAATTCTGTTATGAGATTTTTCATAATCAGCATATGCCTTCATACGATTTGCCTGTCTTACTCTTCCTTCAGGAGAGAAGTCCCAGTCATTAGTCATTGATCTAACGCTATCGGCATTAAACCAAGCGCAGTCTAAATAAGACTGTAATCTTTTAGCTAGCCATGTTTTACCTGAACCAGGTAACCCCATTACTAATATCTTCATTATTTTAATTTTTCTTTGATTTCTTCTACACGGCTTTCCATCCAATTAATAGCAGTATGAATATGCCCTGTATCTTGAGGCTGGAGTTGTGACTTTGCGTATGCAATCTCTTCCATTAAAATAACTAAACGATCAACTTCAGACGTTTTACTCATCATCTTTCTCCTTTGTAATTACTGATCCTGTTTCCATACCATCTCTTATAATAGCTTGCAATAGATCTCCGGCATATTCTTGTAATTCTACTATTTCTGTTGTAAGCTCTGGATCAGGAGAAGAAACAACATAAAAATTAAATGACATTACTCCTTCTTCATTTAGACTAATAGCACCAAAGCGTAGTACAGTTTCGTTAAAAGGTCCTGTTAATAGTCTAACATTCCATGCCTGATCATCTTCATCGGATGGCACTAATTCATAATCTTTAAGCTCAAGCATTTTCTACTATTTCTTCTTCTACTTTAGCAGATGTATCTTGAACAATAGAATATTTTTGTTTAAGATAAGTACCAAATCCATCCTTAAAGATAGGACTCCAAAACTCTTCTTCTAGTGTTTGTTTTTCTCGTACTTTTGGCTCAAGTAATTCACCAGTTTCCTGGTCAACTCTGCAATACCAACCATTAGATGGCTTAGCAACATATTTACCTTCGAGAGCAACGTCAAGCAAGCCAGACCACTTTTGTACTCCACCTTCCCAAGAAACTGAGATAGGTATTTTAGATTTTTCTTTAACATAACGGGATTTCTCTACGTTGATGACAAAGTGGTAACCTTTGATTTCAGTACCAACCTTATCTTGTTGACGACCAAGAATCCAAATATTATCTGCAGAATAATAGATACCTGTACCACCAGATACTACTGCTTTAGGGAATAGCCCCATCTCTTGATACGTATGATTAACAGCAATTAAAGGAATATCTTTCATGTTCAAGTATGGTGTAGTCATACGAAACAATCCTTTAAGTGCTTTTGCTCTAGACATATCAGCTACAGATTTTTCGTCAATTGCATCTTGTAGTTCTTTTTTAGATGCTAGATTACCGATTGAATCAATTACTGTGATAACCTTATCGCCACGTTCTAGATTTTCAAGTTGACCAATTAGATCAAATTTAAGTTCTTCTACATTAGTGATTGGTGTATGCAATACTCGATCAGTATCGATATTGAATTGTCTAAAATATTCTTGTGGTGAACCAAATTCTGAATCATAAAAAAGCATTACAGATTCTGGATACTTTTTCATATAAGCAGCTGCCATTATTAGAGCAAATGATGTCTTAAAATGTTTAGATGGGCCAGCTAATACTGTAAGACCTGGCGCAAGTCCGCCATCCACGGAACCAGATAGGGCACAGTTGATCATAGGAACATCTGTTGGTACCATATCTTTCTTTGTAAAAAATTTAGACTTCGAAAGAATAGCAGTTTCTTTAACTTTACTATTCTTCTTCAGTTTATCCATTATACTCATTCGTTTCTCCTGAATTAATTTTATATAGTATTATAACACGCTTTTACTAAAAAGTACACAGTTAAACGGGAATTCCTGCCAAACAAATTTGATGTAAGTATTCTTTTACATCAACGGTGGGTTCCCAGCCGAGCTCTGTCATATCAGTAATATCAGCAGTATTATCTTGTGCTTCACAGGCATCACCATCATTAACTGGAAGATTACTATAACCTGCAATATCTCCTAAATCAGCAACGATATTACCTTTACCGGTGCCAATATCATATGCAGGCTTTAGCCGCATAATATCTTTACTCATGAGTAATACAATAGCATTTACTACATCAGACACATGTACAAAATCTCTTACATGATTAGTAAGATATTTAATATCACCAGTTGCTAGTCTTCCGATAAGCATTGTATCACGCGCACCTTCACCATAAACTGTAGTAAATCGAAGACCTACTTGTTTATCAAATGCCGTTTCTTCGTTTACCTTTTTACTTATACCATATGGAGATAACCACCAATTATGGATACATGAAGACGAAGCATAGATAAGAGGTACATTATTATGAAAACATTGTTTTTGAATAGCAGTTGTGTACTCTACATTATTTACCCAATATTTTTGAGGATCGTCAATACTAGCCCTTACATCTGCCCATGCTGCTAAATGAACAACATAATCTGCCGCCTTCAAATTAAAATCTTTTATATCATTGCCATCACGAAGATCCCATTCAATAATTGAATGGCCTTCTTTCTCTAATCTTTTCTTTAAGTGACCCCCAATAAAGCCACCTGAACCCGTAATTGCTACTTTCATTTGTTTGCCTCAATAAATTTTTCTGCTGTCGACATGGATGAGTTGATTGCTTGATGCATATCTACATACACATACATTCCACATCGACCAATAAATGTCATATTATCTTTAACCATTGACTTATATTTCTCGTATGTCTTACGATTTTCTCCGTCAACATCTTTAACTGGATAATAACGCTCCATATTGTTTTCACGATAGTCACATGGCTCTTCATATGTAAGAGTCGTATAGCGAGGATTGTCACCATGATTAGGAAGATTTTTCCATTCTGTTACTCGAGTGTATGGACCGTC